AGAATCTTATATTGCTTTAATGAAGTATGCAAATGCAGAAAAATTAATTGATATAAATGGCAATGTTCGTAAAGGTTATATGTTGTTCACACTTCGGTCACTTTATTATCAATATTACAATAAAAAAATAAAAGTAAATAAAGTTTCTTTTGATGGTTGCTGGGGTTTATTTGATGATTCTAATTTAGATGAACAAGAAGCATATCATAATATATGTATGTTAATTGATGAAGAAATAGAAAACTGGCATTGGTACGATAAAAAATTATTTAAACTATATAGGGACACAGATTTATCAATGCGTGATATAGCTGGAGAAACAAATATCAGTTTAATGTCAATATTTAATTCTTTAAAAAACCACAAAGAAATATTAAAAGAAAAGTTTCAAAAGGATTATCAGGATTATTTAGATAGAGATTACGAAAACGAATATTAATTAAATAAATTTAAAAATGGAAAACCAAGAAGCAATTAACGTATTAATTCAAGTTGCAAAATTAGCACAATCAAAAGGAATTTTATCCTTAGAAGATGCAAATGTAGTATTACAATGTGTAAATATTTTAACACTAAAAGAAGAAAACAATGGCGAAGAAATTAAATCTGAATAAAAATGTGTAAATTACATAAAATTAAAAATAAAGAGTTTATTATTTATCATTTAACACTTGATAATTATATTGGAGTTACAACAAATCTTCAAAAAAGATTGTATAAACATTCCAGTAAAAGTGGATTTTGCATTGATAACGATGTGATTAATATTTTATATAAAACTTTTGATTTAAAAGAAGTTTTAATAAAAGAATTAGAATTTCAGAAAATTTATAATTGTAAAAAAGGAGTTAGAAATCAAGAAGGAAATAAAAATCCTTATGCTAAAATTGTATTAGATTTAAATACTGGTATTTTTTACGACACTATAAAATCTGCTTGTGAAGCATTACAATATAATTATTCTAATGTTAGACAATTAATAAAACACAAAAATAATAAATTTAATTTAATTAAAATTTAAGATGGCTAAAAAAAATAATTCAAAAGGATTAGGTGATACTATTGAAAAATTTACAGAAATAACTGGAATAAAAAAAATTGTAGATACTTTTTCTAATATTACTGGAATAGATTGCAAATGTGATGAACGTAAAGAAAAGTTAAATAAATTATTTTCTTATAACAGAAATATTAACTGTTTGACTAAATCTGATTACGATGCATTAACAGAATTTTTAGACCCAAAACAATCAACATTAAACCCAAAAGAACAGAAAATTATATCAGATATATATTTTAATGTTTTTCAAATTAGATTGCAAATATCGTCTTGTAGTAGTTGCTGGAGAGGTAAGATTGATGAACTAAAACGAGTATATAACGAATACGAAATTAATGAATAACTGGAAAGAAATTGATTTGTTCAACTGGTTAAAAGAAAATGTTTACCCTGATTTAGTTAAAGCTAAAAATCAGATGTCAAGATGGGATTGTTACAGTCCCATCACTGGGCATAGATTAGAATTAAAGTGTAGAAAAACACATTACGCAACTTTATTACTTGAAAAGAAAAAGTATGATGCTATGAAATACGAATGTGAAAAGCATTTAGATACACCAATGTATTTTAACTCAACACCAAAAGGAATTTTTTCTTTTAATTTAAATTTAATTATACCAGAATGGGAAACCAATTTTAAAAACCCAGCAACAACACAATTTTTTAACACAAATAGAATAGAAAAAGAAGTAGCATATTTAGAACTAACAAAAGCAAAACAATGGAAGAAAATTTAACACAAATGGAATATTTAAAGACTGTAATATTAAGTCAATTACTTTTAGAATCAAATGAAAATTTATTTTTTACAAAGCAATACAAGCAGCAAGTTAAAAACAAAATCAATTCATTAAACAAAGATTTAGAAGAAATAGTAAGAACTGAATTTAAAGTAATTTACGATACTGATTCAGAAACAACAACTAATATTTTAAGAAATATTGATGAAATAGTTAAAAAATTAAAAACAAGTTCAATTGATGAATTGGTATTTATGAATGCAATTATAGACAAATACAAAGAAAACAAAGAATGGTTTGTTCAACACGAAAACGCTGAATTTTTAAAATTAAATTAATATGAAAATAGGATATAAAAGTTATGATAAAACAGTTGTAATCAGTAGCAATGATGATATTGATGTTGAAGAATTAGGAAGCATATTATATAATATTTGTTTAAGTCAAGGATGGCAAAAACAAACGTTAAAAGATATATTTACAAAATCAGTTATAAATGGCTAAAGCAAAAATAGAAACCTATTCACCAAGTCAATCAGAATTAAACGCAATGATTGTATGTAATAGAAAAGATTTAGCTTATATTATACAACCAATAAAAAACAGTAAAAAATATCATATAGTTAAGTTTCAAATATCAAACTATTTAGAAGTTCACACTTTAAAAGAAAAGGATATTAAAATAGAATTTAATGAATATGATGGAATGAAAAAAGTAATGGAATTATATGTACAACATTCAAAAATAAAATAAATGATACCAAACCACTATAAGACAGATGAAGATTTCGACGTAATAGATTTTTGCCATTTATATAATCTAAACTTTGCGAGAGGTTCTGCGGTTAAATATATTGCAAGAGCTGGAAAAAAAGATGACGAAATAGAAGATTTAAAAAAAGCAATAGACTTTTTACAAAGGGAACTTAAATACTTAGATAGTTATGAAAACAAATAAATAAATTATGACAGCACCACAAATAACAGCCCTAATATTATGCGCAATAAGTTTATTAGTAAATGCACATATGCACGGTAAACAAGGAAAATTAAATTACAATTTTTTTGTTAGTTTAACTTCAGTAATTTTAAACTTATTATTATTATATTGGGGAGGGTTTTTCAAATGAAAAGTAAACAATCACCATTACAAAGAATCAATAGAATAATTGATTTTAACTGGAAAAGAGGAACAAATAAAGAATCAATAAATAATGTTTATCGGAATATAATTAATTTAAAGCTATCTAAACGGTAGCTTTTTTTGTTAATAAAAAGTTAAAATTTAAAATAATAGTTTGTTATGTTAAAAACTTGTTTATATTTGTACTCAGATAACAACAAATAAAAAAACAAATGGAAAATTTATTAAGCAAATCAGTAGAAGAAAGAGCAATCAACTTTATCGTTAATGGAGTTGAACCTTTAGAAGCAGTTAAATTAGCAATCATTGAAGAACAAAAATTGATTTCTGAAATGTTAGAGCAAACAACAGAAAGAAGCATAAAAGCAAAAAATCAAATTTGTAAAAATGTTTATGGTTTAATTCATTTAATAAATTAATTATGAACCCAAAAGAAAAAGCATTTAGTTTATATTTTGAATATATAAAAGATATAACTTGTAATATACCAAAAGCTAAAAAAGCTGCTATGATATGTGTAAGTAATATTTTAAAAATTAATTTTCCAGAGAGAGCATTTGTTTATCAAGATTCAATAACAAATGAAATATATTATACAACATATCACGGGTATTGGTCTGAAGTATTAATAGAAATAACAAAAATAAATTAACCACTAAAACAAAAACTATGTTAGATACATACGACACACACAGCCCGAACCATCCAGCTAATCAGTTGGAGGTTCAATTACCCGAAGAGCAAAACAGAGATGTTCAAGACTTACTTGACGAGTTAGAAGAGAAAATAGAGCATCTAACAGACTATTTCTCCACAATGGACAATGTATATGTATTGAATAAGTTGAATGAAATAACAAAGCTATTAAGATGAACTACGAGCAATGGATTCAAATCTACGAGCAAATGAAAGAGGTGTTATTAAGAGACCAGACCTTAACACATATCGATTTATCATTTCATATATCGAAAGTAACAACCGAACCAAAAAGAGCAAAAATAAACATTAAAACATTTAAAGATAAAAATTATGAAAGTAGAAATTAAAGAGAATTTAGTAGAAGTAAGTTTAGAATATCCAAAGTTAATGATAGCAGCTGATGGATTTATTGTTCTTTTTTATAAAAAAGGATGTGGTCTTAGAATAGATGATAAATATAGTTATAGTTCTAATTGGGCTATGAATTTATTTAAAGATTTTAAAGGAACCATAACTATAACACAATAATAAGATGAGTGCAAAAGCAAGTATTAATTACAAAGGATTT